CTGGCGGATTTGGTGAGATGGACGGACAGCACCCAAGATTTCAACAAGGCGAACAACAAAACATTCTAGACAAAGTAAAACAAGCCGCTCCGGGGCTTGTAATCAGTCAGTAAGTGAGGGACTATGGCAGATCAAGAACAAGGCATTCAAACTCCGGCAACACCAAACTTGGAAGAGCCGGTAGCAGTTAATGTGCCGTCTGAGGCCGCTCCTGCGCCTCCGACGCAATCTTTGATTCCAGCGGCCCCGGTGACTATTCCTACCGTTGACGAACTTGCGAAGGCCGGGGAACAGGTGTCGCATATTCCAGACAACCGTGTTATCCGCCTGAGCACTGGGCACATCGCAGTCGGGAATAGTGAGGACATCGAAAAGGCTCTGAAGGTCGATCCCGGAGCCACGGAGATTCCTAATGCGCCCGGCTACGTTACTGTCCGGTTGTCCAGTGGACACATCGGAAGAATGCCTAAAGAGCAAGTCATCGACGCAATGAAGGCAGACCCTAAGATGCGTGTGCTCGCCGGAGACACGAAGGGAATGCTTGACCCGAACGCAAAACAAGATCAGGCGTTGAAGGAACTTGCTAAGCCGCCGGATGCGCATCAAATGGGCATGGGTCCAGAGGCCGAGTTTGTGACCGGCATGGGAAAAGGTGCGGTCGAGACGCTGCGTGGTTTAAAGGGCGTGATTGCGCATGTTGTTGGAGAAAAAGTTGCCGACGACTGGACTACAAACAACATGCCGAAGATCATGACTGTGGATACCGAAGGCAAGACGGCGTATGAAAGCGCCGGTAAGTTTGCCGAAGGTATTGCGGAGTGGATTTCTGGTGACGCAGCATTGAAAGGTTTGAGCGTTGCTGCGAAGCTCGGGCTGGCCGGGAAGATTGCTGACTTGGCAAAAACAAGTCCATACGCCGCTCGCTTTATCAGTCTTGGTTTGGACGCCGTGCGTGGTGCCACGGTTGGTGGTGCTATCGGCGGAGTCAAGGGCGCTGCGGGTAGTGAAGGTTTGAAGGGAGCCGCCGAGGGAGCCGTTGGAGGAGCCTTGATGATCGGCACAGCCGGTTTGACGGGCATGGGCCTTGAGGCCGTGGACAAAGCTGCGGGAATTTGGCTTGCAAAGTATGCAGCCGCTCCGCCTAAAGAAGGTGCGCCGTCGCTTGGACAACTCGCTGTGAAATACGGGACCCGTGCTACGGCAGGGGCTATCCTATGGAAAGTGCGAGACTCCGCGCCTGTGCCAGTGAAGGGTCTCGTGACCATGATGTTGTACGGCCTTGGCTTCGAGTCTATGGGAGCCTTGGCGAGAGACATTCCTAAAGAGCTTTCAGAAAATCCGACTGTGGTTAGCGGCGCACAAAAGGCCGCGCACAACCTAGCTCCTATCTTCAATCGCATCGCTGGGGAGAGGGGTTTTGAAGAGGTTCCGGGAGAAGAGGCTGCTGCGCCGACTGAGAAGGCTGCGCCCGAGGCTACGCCGAAGGCCATGGTTGCGCCTGCCGCGCCTGCCCCTGCTCCAACTGAAGGAACTGCCTTTAAGACCCCTCCGGTAGGCCAGCCTACGGCGGCAGGAAACGTTGATTTTGGAAAGATTACGCCAGAGCCTACCCTGGGCGAGCATCCGGCTACGCCTATTCTGCGGGCAGAGCAAGAAGCGAAGGCGCGTGAGGCCAACGGCCAGCCAGCGCCGGGCACGCCTGCGAAGGCTACAGGTGAGGAAGTAAAGGCCGTGGAAGAGGCCAAGCCAGCAGAACCAGTCAAAGCACCAGCCAAGCCCGGAACACAGAAACAGACGCCTCCAAATCACGTTGAGGCCCATGCAAAAGCAGCAGAGGCTACAGCCGTAGACGGTGCAAAGCCCATGGTGTACAACGGGACCGTGGAAGGAACTGCGTACTTTACGGACCCCGAACGTGGTAACACAACGTACACGCTTCCTGAGAAGGAAGTCACGCCTGAGAACTTGATGATGCGCCGCGACCTGACTCCTCCGCCAGAGATCGCTCCGGCGGTAAGAGCATTTCAGGAAGTAGCTGCGCCGTCTCACGCCGAAGGCGAAGTGCCCAAAGTTAAGACTCCTAAAATTGAGGCCCCGCCGCCTCAAGAATCTAGTACTCGTGTTATAGAAAGTTACTTGAACACCAGAAATAATCAACGTGTTAATGTGATAGAAACTACTGAAGGAAGGCGTTACATTGAATATCCAGACAATATATCAGAACTATCGGGAGCAGGAACTGGAATTTACAGCAAAAGTTTCATAGATGACGCTGTGTCAAGAGGCATATTGAAAAAAATAACAATAGTTCCACTAGGCTCAGCCGAAGGTGTTGGAGAACCACCTCTTCCTAAGAGCAAGATTACGGCAGGAACACCTGAAGCAGACAATTACATCAAACAGTTCAAAGAATCTCACCCCGAAGCTGTCGCGCCTAAAGCAAAGGGCGTCGCTCCGATGACAGACGAGGAAATTCTTGCCACACAGCAGGCCAACAAAGGCACCATGGATTTCCGTGGGAAGTTTGACAGCGAGGCCGAGGCGCAGAAAAAGATCGACACCAGCGGCGAAAAATATAAGGGCTGGAAGCCGTTCCAGATCAAGTACGGAAACAGGGCTGGTGAATGGCGTATTGCACGACCGATTATTACTAATGAAAATCTTAATTCATTTGATATTAGTAAAGAGGAAGTAATTTTCGGCCATGAAGCCGCAGGCCATTGTTTAATGGCAGATATTACTGATACACCCACGAAAGAAGGGATTGAATTTACTCCGACAGGGGCACGCACACGTATTGATTTTGATAAAATAGTCCAAGCAGAGGCAGACCATCCTGAAGAAATAAGCAATCTGTTGGCGACGTTTGCGGGAACTCGTGCTATTGAAATTGGGAAAAATAATCCTATACAAAGCAAACTTCTTACATTTGCAGCCGGGCCTCGTATAGACGAGATCATGGGTTATACTAGTCGTAATGCAGACATGAATGTAATTGGAAGCGACGGCTACAGATTTAAGAAAGTTTTAGAGGCGTTAGGAATACCGAAAGAACTTCACCAGCAAGCGTGGGACACATATTCACAGCACGCTAAGGAATTGTTGCGTCATTATCCAAACGCCGTCAGTCAGGCTATTAACTTCTTTAGAGACCCTGAGAATGTTGGTCGGAGGAAATTTTCTCAGGAGGAAGTGCAAAAACTCGTTAATGATATTCGTGGTAAAGAAGCTATTCCTGACAGAGTTAATGATGCTCTTAAAACTACTGACCTCGAAGCTCGGAGACAAAAGTTTTGGGACCTAATGAAAGATCAGCCTGTTGAGGACGAGTCAAAGCTCGCTTACCAGAGGAAGTATGGTCCGACCGGCGGAGAAGCGATTTGGCTGGCTAAACAAGCTATGAAAGGCGCGGACGAGCATGCCGCTGCTCCAATAAAAGGAGCAAGCACGTTCGCCAGCAACACGTCTCAGGCTCAAAGAATGAAGCGCCTTGAGGCCATTGGCAAAGCTGGAAGAGGGTATTGACATCCGCTTTTAGTTTTGCTATACTGTAAGGAGGTGAGTTATGAAGGAAAGAAGAGGTGATATATGCGCCCAGATGAGTTAGAATTTCAAAAGCTGTTGGGCAGGCTACGGATGTTGCCTGAGTCTGAGAAGGCAAAGATTCGGGAACGCATCTACAAAGACATTCGCATAAAGCCGAAGACTACAAACTCCCCTAAAGAGAAAAAGTAACCTATATGGTTATTTATCTAATTCGCAACAAAATCAACGGAAAAGAATACGTCGGACAGACTGTGCAAAGTTTAGAACGACGTTGGCAAATCCATTTGTGTGGAAAACAACAAGCTATTGATCTGGCTATTAAGAAGTATGGTGCTGAAAATTTTGAATTATCAACATTAGCATGGCCACGAACTTTAGAAGAAATGAATGTTGGAGAAGAGGCCCATATATTTTCACGCCATACGATAGCTCCGAAGGGATACAACCTACTTCCCGGAGGCAACAATCATCGCCCTACCTCCGAAACTAGAGCCAAACTTCGAGCATCTCGTGCTGGCCAAATACGCCCTTCTTGTACTGAAGAAACAAAATTAAAAATGAGACTAGCACATTTGGGAAAACCCGGAACCATGTTGGGAAAGAAGTTTACACAGGAACACAGAAAAAAATTAAGCATTGCGGCGTTTAAGCGCGAAGCAGTAAGGAGACAAATTCGTGCCTCTTCCAATATATGAAGGAGGGTCTTTAGCTAGAAAGATAGACGCCTACCAGCCCGACATCGAAACGCAGATTCGCATCGAGCATGAGATTTTGCAAGCGCAAGAGGCTGCCCCAAGCATTTATTCTAGCCATGTCTCAAAAAGAGCCAAAGATGCTTGGGAAGAAAAATTTTTTTTGAACTGTGAGCGCCATCGTCATTTCCGGGTTCGAGACCAAGATGAGATTACTTCGGAGCGCCCCGGGCGCCGTCTGCACATTCAGCAGTTCGTACAGATGTTGAATACGCTGCCACGCAGACGCTTCATTCTCAATTCTTGGGGAGTGAGGGGCATGAGGGGCCTGAATGCCAGCGTAGGAGGCGGCAAACCGCGCTATGTACTGGCTCTGGATGACGGTGTGATGCCGGAATGGTCCTACATTACCCTTGACGAGCATGGCCTGCCGAAGAAGCTCGCGGCGCGAGGCTGGCGGGCGGTGTTGCTCGTCTTGCTCAGGTCCGGCCTGATTACGGAGTCTGAAATGCAAAAGCTGTTCGGCTTCGCCACAGGGACGCCCGGCGCATTGTTTCGGAAGTATCTTTTTGAGCAGCGCAACCATCGGTTTGCCGATGGAGAGGAGTGGGTCGAACGTGCCCGCATTCGACCGAATGAGAGGTATGAATGACGAAGGAAAATTTCGAGAAAGCACAATTGTTTATGAAAGTCTGGCAGGAAGCGGGCCATCTTGGTGAGCAGGCAATGATGGCAGTGGCCTTTGCTATTAGAAATAGACAAAGGGCTGGGTGGGAAGGCGGGTTCTGGCTGAAGGTGATCGAATATGCTGGCAGACTGCGGTATAACGATGCCCCACTTAATTTGGACTGGCCGGACCTGAGAGACCCAATTGTGCATCGGGTCTTGGCGAGGATTGACGGCGTATATGATGGGTCTGCGTCCGACAACCTTACGAGCGTCACAGCGCCGATGCCCATCGAGCGGTATGCTTGGCAGGGCGGAGATTCCGCGCAGGTTCGTACTGGAAAGTATTGGGCGGAACTCTCGGGCATAACAAACAAAGAATTTTTGGAAAGAATTGTTCGGGACCCGGCAAGTCACCCCAAGACTTCTACAGTCGGAAGTCTGACGTTCTTTGCATAGGAGCGATACGATTGCCGCTGTTTTAAGAAGTTTTCTGGTCTGAGGGAAAATTCTTTTGCCATGCTTCGTTGACTCCAGCCGCCGTTGTAATAGTTTGAATCGCTATACGTCCTACCCATTCTATCAAAGCAGGCACAAACCAAGCAACAACCAGAATCAATCCCAAAAATACCCAAATAGCCCCATCTAAGTTGTTCATTTTTTCCTCCGTTAGCCTTGGTCTATTGTTCTTCCTTTTGGAAGTACTTTTACTACTTTTCCTGTTTCATCTAGCTCCGTCACATGGCCATCTCGCATTACATATTGGTGGTTAGACGCGATGTTAGGCCGGATATTCATTAAGGAAGGCTTAGTCAGCGTCTCTTGCGTGCGGTAGTCGTAATGATACAAAGGAACGTCGATCATAACAAAGGTTTTAATTTTGTTAGAAATTTTAGCACTCCATGCAGCGTCTTCCCCTTTTTGAACATCTGGAAACTTTTCAGACTTCGCAATGCTCGCCTTTGTCGGGTTCCAGTGAGCTGTTCTCCCACCTGTAACAGTCTGGTCGGTGTCTTTCACAAACCAAAGCGTCTTGTACTCAGGAGTACGCACTAACAAGCGAGGCTTTTTGTAAATGTCTTCTGTCCAGAAGATGGTCATTCCTATTACGTCAACATCTGGATGCGAATGCAAAGTATCTATGATAAGTTCCAAATAGTCTGAGAATACACGGTCATCATCGTCGATATAGCAGAGGTGGGTTCCGTTTGCCATATCAAGTAATTTATTACGCTTTGCACCTATCGTTATTTCGCCGTTGTCTTCTAGCGTTATGATCTCGACTTCCTCGGGGTTCGGCAATGCATTCTTTTGTGCATTTAATCCACGCAGTAGCCTATTAAACTTTTCTTTTCGTGAGGGCACCGTAGGAATAAGAATACTTAATAATGGTTGCTTCATGATTGTTTTGCCTCGATATACTCCAAAGCCCTAGCCAGACCTTCTTTAAGCGTGATCTTCGGCTCAAGGCCAAAGTGTTTTTGTTTTGCGGTGTCTCCAACCCTTGCAAAGACGCCCTCTGGCTGGTGTATATTACCGACCACTTGTGGAACGTATCCGCACAACTTTGCAGCGGTGGAAGTCAGCGTCTTTATGCTGGTGGCTATTCCGGTCGAGAGGTTGAGGGTATCTCCCGCGTGCATCACGTCCATGGTTTTGAATATGCCGTCAACACAGTCTTCGATGTGAATGAAGTCCCGAATCTGATTGCCGGTCCCCCACACCATAATGATCGGGGAGTGCCGGTAGTCCAGCACTCGTTTGCAAATGCTCCGGTAGTCCAGCACTCGTTTGCAGATGCTAGGGAACGGATAGGTCATATCTTGATCTTCTCCGTACCCGGAGAATGGGCGGTACACCACGGAGTCTAGCCCGTGTTTTTCGTAGGCTAGGTGGGCCAGAAATTCATGCGTTAGCTTCGCCCATCCGTAGCTCATGTCCGGTATACCAATCTCTTGTGCCTTAAAATCTAACATATTTTCTTTTAATAATAATATGCCTCGTATATCCTCGTTTTGCAGACAAACGGGGTATGCGGCGCTGGAACTGAAACACAGCGTCTTGCGTGGCCGAGCCTTGGCTGCCCATTGCCAGTACGCGGCGTCGATGGCTAGATCCTCTGCTACGGCGAGAGGGTTGTCTTCGATCATAAGCCGACCACCGACAATGGCGGCTAGGTGGACGGCGTAGTCGAACTCAGCCTCCATGTTGTGAGCGAAGTATTCCCGGCAATCCATCTTGAAGAAGTAAAAGTTGTTGTAGTCGTAAGGCATGTAAAAGGGCCATTTAACGGGGTCAATCGCTCCCGTTTTGGGTACGAGCGGGTCCACAACGCATACTTTGTCGCCTCGGTCCAGAAACCGTTTAGTGATGTGGCGTCCGACGAAGCCCGCGCCTCCGCTAATTAGTACGGTGTTCATTGTGTTTTCTCCTGTGGTTAAATCTCTGCTTTGAAAAAGCCGCGAGCACAGTTTGGAATACTAAAATCGGAATGCATCGGTTCTAAAGAAAGCAAGGTTATATTACTAAATCCTGCAATCTTTAACCAGCTTATCATACAAGGCACGTTCGGTCCTGTCCAACATGAAAAGTCGGTGTTACATTGGTCAGCGTCATAAAAGGCGCAGGCCGGAGTTTTGACCTCTTGCAAATCAATGTGTCCTTCGATTAAAGCATACTCTTTGCAAATTGCTCTAACCTTTTCAAAAGCTAAGAGAGGGTGTTTTAGATGGTAATAAACCCCAAACATAAAAACAATGTCGAACATTCCAACATTTTTTGGGTTTATATCATATACACTCATTTGCATGGATTCTACTTTTGAATGTAAAGCATCGTGAGCAAAATCAAAAGGCTCTTTTGAAGGTCCGGTTTTTACAAGGCTAGGATCGTAAAAATATCCTAAGTCTCCTTGTGATGTATCCCATTTATCAAGAGCAACAACTCGTGATGCGCCTCGTTTTTCTGCTAAAAAAGAATTGAAGCCATCCCACGCCCCAATATCAAGAATGCTTTTTCCAGCAAGGTTTTGAGGAAGGTTAGGATAGTAATAATGTAAATCTTCTACCCTAAACATGCCGGGAGTAGTGATTCCATTTCCAAGGTCAATGCAGTGAAACCAATGAAAATCATTTACAGATTTCACAGGGAATCCTCTCTTTCATTGTTAAAAAAATCACAGCCGTGTGAAATGACAGCCATGCAGTATAGTTTGTATACGTGGAAGCCTTGCGCCGTAGCATAGTGGATTGTATCTTCGCCTCTGCAAAAGCCTTCGAGGGACGGCATATTCAAGCCCGGCGTTTCGTAACAATCGTCGATGACTACTAAAGCTGGCTCACGTAAGAGTTTGGAAACGGCTTTGTACTCTTCGAGGTTTATTGCATAGCTCCCGCCGTCCAAAAAAGCCAAGTCTATCGGGGTAGTCGAAGCAGAGATTGTACTTACTGAGTCCGCACAGATGAGGTTAACAAACGGGTGCAGGCCCTCTTGTACAAGGTATGCAGAGCATGTGGCGACAGCGCTGGGGTCGTTGTCAATCGAAGTGAAGGCCCCGCCATGCTCTTTAATCCATTGAGCGATGTAATAGGTACTGTGGCCGTCTCCGATGCGGAACTCAGTATTGCGTAGACAGCCTGCTTCTACTACGTTCAACGGAATCTGTTTGAGTTTGAGAAGGGCGTTTAGAAATTGTGCAAGATACCAACCACGTCCTTCGTTTTTCGGCGGTAGAGTAGAAAAGATATTATGCAAAGGGCACCCCTTTGGCATTAAGCTGAATTACTTTTCCATCCCTGAAAACTTTGGGTCCTAGCGTCAGCTTTTCTGTCGGTGTTTTCAAAAGCGCGGCAGTGAGCGTCTTTTCAAGCCGGTCATTTAGACTAGCCCATTTGAGTGCGCGGGCGTGATTCTCTTCGATCACGGGAAGCATTTTGTGATACGTGTCCGGCGTAATGTCTTCCATCTTCTCCATCAAGTCTTCGTAGTTCGAGAAACGGATGATGCCGGATTCGTCAAACCACTGCCCTATATTTGGGCATCCCCAATAGAACGGTACAGTCTTGGCGATGAAGGCGTCGATGATCTTTTCGGAGAAGTAGTTTTCCTCGAAAGAGTTTTCGACGACGATGCTGTACTCGTAAGAGTACATCATCTTGCGCTTGTCTAGCCATGGCTGTGTTTTGTTCATGACGAGGCCGGAGGTCTTGACTGATTCGAGCACGAGCTTGCTTGGAAGCGGCGCTTTCACTTTGTCAAAGAGTGCAAGGCGGAAGCGATGGCCCAGCGTCCAATTCTTGGCGCTGACTTGGAAAGATACGCCGTAATCTCTTTCCGGCAGGTCGGTGTACGTTAGGTTGAAAGGCTTCGCCATGTTTTCGTACCACGAATTTTCGTCGCCGGGGCCTGCGCCTTGGCCGTTCCAACTGCAACACGCTGGCCCATTGAAGTAGACCGCGTTCGGGCACTTGGAAAGGATTTGTGGGTTCCAACCCAAGACCACGTTGTAGTTATTGCAGTCCTTAATAATATGAAGCAGGTTTACTCTGTTCGGGCCTTCAAGCGTGAGCACGCACTGCGGCTCGTATTGAAGAAAGACTTTGAAGGCAGCCGGGTCCTCGATGGTCTTGACGGCGTAGTCAACGTTGATGACTACTTTTCGATCTCGCGGAACAAGCGCGGGCTTCCAAGGAAACCGAGCATGGAAGATCGGCGTGAATTGTACAGACTTGAATACGCGGTAGCGCATGGTAGACGAAGTCTCTCGCCCGTACTGTGGAGGCTCGATTTTTATCCACGGCAGGTTAAACACCTTTGGATACGGCAGACTATTGCCTTGCTCAATAACAGTCTTAAATCGTTGTTGTGCGGCGGCGCGTTCTCGAAGAAACTTCTCTCTGGCATCAGCAGAGATTTTGGAAACCTCTTCCGACTTCAGCTGCATAGTTTGCAATACAGCTTCATAAACAGCCTCGGCTGTAATAAGTCCTACAACTGCCCGCCCCATTCTGCGGTAGGTCGCTGGTTTCACTTGTGGAACACGAGGGTCGGCGGCTTCATTCATCGGCGGCATCGCTGTCGTAACCAGCACAGCACCGACACTCAGGCCCTCCCACAGCGCATGGCCGTAGCCCTCGTAAGCGGAAGGCATGATGTGGTACTGGCAGGCGTTCATGAGGTTCTTGAGCGCGGGAAAGGCTATGCTTCCAGTGAAGAAAACGTTCTTAAGCGTTTCGTCTTTGTAATCGTTCCCGCGAGCGCCGACTACGTACAAGCGCGGAGGTTTGTCAAACATCTTCCACGTAGCTAACGTCGCTTCGGTGTTCTTCTGTCCGGCTCCGCCGACTAGGTGCATCCAGATTGGCTCCCGTTTGATGGAGGGATCGTACAGGTCCCGTGTCCAATATCCGGTGTAGACGGCCTTCTCCGTGACGGCGCTTATGATGCGGTGTGAGTCGTGTGTCTTGCACAGGACCCGCGTGAGTCCGGCGAACTCTCGATCACACGTGGACCATTCCGGGTTGATGATTAGGTAGTTGTCACAGGCCATCCCAAAGAGATTGGCATCGCAGATTTCGTTGAAGAGATTGATGTCCGCTGGATGGACACTCTGAAACGCTTTGGGATTTTTCGGATGTAGGTTGACCGCGTTGAGTTTCGCGTCAGGGAACTCTTTGGTGAAAAATTCTCGAAGCAACTCATACTCCATCTCTAGTCCACAGCCGTTGTACCACGAAATTAGATTGACGAGCATTAAGCACCCTCGGCTGCATATTTTTTCATTTGGCCTCTCCCATGGTGGTGAGCGTCACATGGGCACGCTCTTCACTGGTAGGGCAACGGAGCAAGTTGAGCATGTCCTTGACCAGAATGCCGTAGGCTACGTATTTCTTAACCGGCAAGAATAGAGGAATGGCTGGCCGTGTTGCCTTGCCATTACGCATTGGTTTGCGATGACTTGGCACCAGTTTGCCCTGCATGTAGCGCAGAAAAATATCGTCTGCCAAGTCCATGTGAGTCTGGCCTTTGAGGGCCAGCCGCGTAGTATAGCGCGGGGTCCTGAATTTCTGTGCGACCACGCAAAGAAGAAGATACACGTCCTCATGCGTTCTGAGGATCGTAGGTACGTCTTTGTAGCTTGGGGTTTTGTTTGTCGGTCTCATATTTACCTTTCCCTTCCAGTGTAACACAACCTTGCCCGGAAGTCAACCCCGTAGATGTCTGGGCAAGAACCCGGCGTAGGTTCGGACGTATTGAGGAAGGTAAGCGTCTCTCATTCCTTGCTCCAATGATCGTCGATGTGCGCGTCTGACTTCATGATGACGCTCTTGTAAATCTCTGCTCCGGCCCGCGTGATGCAGTCTTGAATCAGTTCGCTGATGGCTTCTGCGTTTTGTTCCGGGCTTTCTGTGACCAATTCGTCGTGGACGAGGTTTTCCAGCTTGCCTTCGTATTTAGGCTCAAGCGTGTGCCATAGGAAGGGTTTGCCATTACTGTCAAATCCACAACCAATCGCTAATTTAATAAGGTCCCCGTTCCCGCCCTGTACCGGCGCATTACGTGCCTCACGCCCGATGCTTGCCCACATGCCTGCCATCTCACGGCGAACCTCAGCGTCAATTGGATCACGTCCATATTTTTTTCTATATTTCTGTATCCAGTGCTTCCTTGCCCGGTCGAAGGTTGGGCGTTTGAATAGACGGCGGCGTCCTAGCGTAGTCCTGCTTTCCAGATTCATCGTGGCGTAGGTGCTCAAACCTTCTAGGAACTTCCACAAGGTGGGTACCCACTTTTGGAAACGAACCAAGTCTTTATGTGCTTCTGGCCGGGTCTTGCCGGTGTTGTTGGCGTAGCCTACCTCGCCCAAGCCGTAAATTACACCGAAGTTTCTGGACTTGATCGGAGTACGGACTTCGTTATGCGCCTTGCATTTGCACTTGTGCTTGTTTCTGTAGTATGCGCAGTCCGGCTCCGCTTTTTGCTTCCAGATTTCAGGATAGGCATCCTCAGCGCCCATTGCGTGAACGTCCCAATCTTTCTCGAAGGCTTCGAGCCAGACACGTTCATTCGACATGTCCGCAGCGATGCGAAGTTCGCACCCTGAAATATCAACGGTGATGATCTTGTAACCTTCCCGTGCTTTGAAGCAAGCGCGGTAGGCTTCGTCACTTGGGATGTTTTGGATGTTCGGGTTGTCGGAAGAAGTTCGTCCGGTGCCTGCACCTATTTGGTTAATACTGGAATGGATGCGACCCGAGATTGTTGATATGTACTTTTTTATGAACTCTTCGCCATACGTGCCAACCGCTTTGCTCAGTCCACGCAGTTGACGAACCAGTTTAACCGCCGGATGCTTTTGCAATTTCTCAAGCGTCTTATCGTTTGTGTCCGGCAAGGACCGCGCTTTGATGCCCATCTTCAACAGAGCGGCGCGTAGCTGCTGATTGGAATCGTAATTGATAGCAGCCTCGCCTTGGTATTCTTCTTGGACCTTCTTAGCTTCGCTGATCTCTCCACGGGCTACAAGGTATGCCCGGCGGTATTTGGCGCGGAGTTCTTTGTCCGTCTCTAGCCGCCAGCGCGTCTCCATCGAATTTAGATCGTAGGTGGGCATGACGAAGCGGCCTACGACCGGGATGAACAGTTCGTCGAGTTGCTTGATTACACTGGTTAGCTCTTTCAGCTTGTCTCGGAACACGTCCATCCATGATTCTTTATGGCAGAAGAAACCGTGGACCCGCATGTCGCCGAAGGCGGGAATGGCGTCGAACTCGACTTGTGCTGTTGGAGTCAAGCCATCCAGTTCCAGCAGGCGCATCTGCTTATCTCGGATGCTGAATACTAGGCGAACGTCGAGGGCGGCGTAAATGATTTGCTCCGGCGTGAGTGGCTTGCCAAGATCGTCAAAAGACGTTTGCAGGCTTTTGTCGATGTTGACCTTGCCGTACTTCCGCATCAAATCGTCTAATGCAAAGTAGCCTACCGTCTTGGCGGCTACGAGACCGCAGAGCAGAACTTGCTCCGCAATCATCGTGTCCCAAAAATGCCAAGGACGCAGACCGAATCCCATGCGCGAGTTTTCATATTCAAACTGTAGGAAGTGGCCTAGCTTGAGCCAGTCCCGGCTTTCCAGCGCCGGGCGAAGTGCGGCGATGATGGGTCCAAAAACATCTTCGCGCAGCTTAGACTCTCGCTGTGCGTGCTTGAGCACCCACATTGCGGCCTCGGGGGAAGAGTTGCCGGTCATTTCTGCGTAGGCTTGTGCGAAAGCTAGAAGGTTGATTACGTATTGCTCTTCCCGGTCGCCGACCTGAATGGTACGGACGTAGCGGTCGTTGATGTCCTTGACAACGTTTGTCTCCACGTCAAAGCCAAACGTTTTCTTGCGAGAGAAGAAGTCAGTAATCAGGCTCAGCTTTTCGTTTGTGTCCACCAAGGTAACGTTCATTGGTGGATTGAGGGCAGAAATATCCAACGATTTGTAGAACTCTGAAGGCTGAGGAGTAGTATTAGTCATGGATTTTGACAGCCTCGTTTATCATTTGATGTTTTTTTATACGTGAATTCAGTCTAGACAAAACTTTAGTGCAAGTGCCTTTTATAGGACGATCATCTTCTAGATTTTTTCCTTCTTGTGCGTCCAATAAAATTGCACAACAAGCCATGACATGGCCTAGATGATGCACTTTGCTATCGGAGGCTACTTCTTCTCCATCTAGCCACGCTAATAAATGGCGCATCGCTGCTGCTACATAGATTCTTGCCTTCACATTATTTTTTCGCCAATTGTAAGGATCGTATTTACGTGCTCCGTCCATCATGCCTGTAGCACAATGAACTATAGCTATAGGAGGCACAAGTGATAAATCTACTTTCAAAACTCCTAGCCTGTCTTTCGGGTTTTCCCCCTTTTTACAATGCTTGTTTTTGTTAGCCATTGAAAAGCCTTCTTCCATGTCATAAAATGTTTTTTTCCATGAAGATAGTGAAATATGTGCTGTCGTGGTCCTACAATCACTGTTTTCTTTTTTAGAGCATCCGCAAAACCATTTTCCCAACAATGGCCTCCACGGGTGAAAAGAGTGTCCGGACTAACTGTAAACAAAACAAAATGTGTTGCTTTGTATAGTTCCTTTTTATCTCGTATAGCTGCTTTTCTTAAAAAAGATTCTGAAAGATTTGAAATACTAACTTTCGAAATTATGTGTTCATTTAACCACGTTGAAACAACTTTAATACCTACTGATTTCAAATCGTTAGCTGCTTTAGAAATTTCTTTTTTTCGAGAATAATGACCGGCGAGATATACCTTCATACTTTTTTCCATGAAAAGATGTATCGGATAGCCTGCATCGCCGCACTGTGAACGACGAATGGCTTTTCTCGATTGATACTACTTACGAAACTGCTGATGATGCGAGGTTCATATCTTTCGTACTCAAGCGCAAACAGACGGCAGTGCGGATACACACGTAGTCCACGAGGCCAGCGGTTGTGGCAGTGGCCGTGAATGTTGAGAGTCGCCCCGGCAGGAAGATGCTTGGACGGACGATGAGAAAAGTAAATTCCGCTCATGACGAGGCCGTCGCAAGCGTAGGCAAACCCGCTGTGCTTCATCCACCAGCTTATAGACTTACTATCGTGGTTGCCTCGTATTAGAATCTTCATGCCCGGCAAGGTCTGTATCCAGCCTTGCTTGACGGCGAAGAGCCAAGCTACATCGCCTAGATGAATGATGATGTCTTGTGGAGCTACCAGCCTGCGCCAGTTCCGGCAGATGCGGGCATCCACGTCCTCCGGTCGGCGAGTGTGTTTCTTGATTTCGCTATGGCCGAAGTGCGTGTCTCCGATTACCCAATAGCGCACTTTCTCCGGTTGCACGTTGTGCAGTTCACTGAGCGGTAGCAGGGCTGACACTGGCAGCCTCCTGAGTGAAGGGTTTGGTTACCACTGGCACCGCATGGAGCCGCGCCAGCGCAGTTCTGGCGTTGTACAGCTTGCGGGCTAGGCGCACGGCTTTACGCGCAAGAGACCTCTGCATGTGCCGGTTGGAGAGACCGACTACGCGAGGCGGGCACTTGACTAGCTCGCCGTCCGGCCCTTTGATCGTATCAGCGGCCTTGCAGCTACACAAGGCGTCGCCCTTGTAGAAGATGCGCCCGCACATGGGGCATTCACACTCGATGGCTCGGATAGGAGCCAAAGGCGGAGTCTTGAGGCGGGTTTCGATTTCAATTTGCTCCGCCGTGGTGTCAACGTCTGGATTCTCCACTAGCGTTGTCAGGCGGTCAATCAGAATCATACGGTCAAAAGCGCGGCTCATTGCAGCCACCTCGGAAAGATGAGATTGTACCACGGAAGCCGCTCACGGCGTTCCACAGCAAGGATGTCTTGCACGAGGGAACTGATTGCCTCCGCCGTTATCTTTTCCCACTCGAATGTGGGAATGGGCGTGCCGGACCACGCAAGACGTAGAGCACTCTGTTCGAGTTGCTCGACTATCTCACCGGCTACATCTATAATCAGCCTCTCGTAGTTCTTCCCGTTTGCGTTCATGTCATTCTCCTACATTCCAGACTACAATAAAATGGCTTGTGTTGTCAAGCGAAAAGTGGGTTGCCGGACGGGAATCGAACCCGCGTAGCAAGAGCCACGGTCCTGCGCTCTACCACTGAGCTACCGGCAAACTCGTTAAGGCATAAATAGCTTGCCTCGTGGATTCTGCGGAGGGGGAAAGCCGTACCCGCCTTGAAACATTCCGGGAGGGAAGTTTCCTGATGAGGCGATTTCCGGCATCTTTATCCCGGCCATTGCAATGTTGAATACCGCGCCGCACTTCGCACAGTAGATGACTTGCAAGATGGGGATAGGTTGGCCCGCCGGTATGTCAGGGACTTCCTTTGTGGCCGCGTTCAATTGCAGCGGTTCGTTGTGACAGTACTGGCATTTGGGTAAGACTTTTGGCGGCTGTTTGGCTGCATCTTCGCTCATGTGTTGTCTCCTGATTCAAATAAGGCTTCCTCTGCCTTGCGCCTTTTGAGTAGGCCAGCCAAGTGCTGTCCGCCTGCCATGTCCCACATCTCTAGCACCTTGGCTGCGCCGTGATAGTCTTTGTTGTTGAGCAGCCGGAGTGTTGTTGACTTCTCGAAATTTCCGCTTCCAGCATTGAACACGAAGTCCACAAGGCCATCGAACTCCGGCTGCGTTAGTGGAACATGCACGACGCGGTTGACTTCGGATTCAGCCCATGCCACGTCTGAGAGTAGCCAAGCATCGGCTTGTTCCTGCGTGCAGGTCATGCCCTCGACCACTTTATAGGTATGCCCCCAACCAATGGTATAGACCTTTCCGTTGGCGTCCCAATAGGCTACAAGCCTGCATTGCTCGAAGTTTTCAGTTAACTTCATTCCGTCTTTGGAATATCGCATACTGCTTTTTCCTTCCCATCGTCTTCCTCGATCACTTGGCAGGCGGCTGGTACGATTTCGTCTGTGTTCTGTTCTTTGAATATGGCTGTAATGGCTTTGTCTTGTATGTCAAGAACGACCATGCCCGGCTTGCGTAGTTGGCCTGTGCCGATGATCGTTGCCAAAGGACTGACGATGTGTTCCTCGATCATGCGCTTGATGTTGCGAGCGCCGTGTTTCGGGTCAGACCCCTTGCTCAGAAACTCATTCAATTTCGTAGTCACGCCAAGTGTGAACACGAGTTGTTGTGGGGTGGGACTGCGTTCGTTTGCAGCCATCACGACACTCAACCCGCGATTCCATACTTTCCAAACTTCGATGTTAATGATTCGGTTAATGGCCTCGGCGGTGAGAGGCTTGTATACCAGAATCTTGTTGATACGCCCCATGAACTCAGGGTCGAACTTTCGTTTCGCGGCGGAGGTAGCCTGCTTTGAAATGTCCCTGAAAGCCTCGACGTAATCCCTAGCCTCGGCGAAGCCAATGGACTCTTGGTTGATGACCCGGCTACCTACGTTGCTGGTGAGAAAGATGAGCGCCCGCGTCAAGTCGATGCGCATATTGCGGCCATCGTACATCTCACCTTTGTCCAGAATGCCCAACAGAAGCTCCCACAGGCGTGGGCTGGCCTTCTCAATTTCATCGAAGAGTATTACGCTCACCTTCGGGCCTTCTTGCGTCCAGCCACGTTGTAGGTTCTCGGGACATAGAAGTGGGCGTGTACCCTTGTTTCCGGCCTCGGCGGGGTTGTAGTGCCCAGCATAGCCCGGTGGAGACCCTATAATGCGAGCTACTTGGTGATCTTCGGTATATTCTGCGCAGTTGATCTTTATCATGCAATCCGGGTCTCCGTGGATTGCTTCGGCGATTGACTCTACGGTCAACGTCTTGCCAACCCCAGTCGGTCCCAAAAGTAAAGAATTAAACATTGGTTTAGACGGGTCTGACAGGCCAACCCACGCAACCTCGAATGACCTGCTAAGATCATTTAAGGCGTCGTCCTGACCCACTATGCGCTTGAAGAGCAAGTCTTCAAACTTTTGCCGCGCTTTGGTTTTAAGTGTCAGGTCCAGCGGAATGTTAGCCATTTTTATCCTGTAAATAATGAATAGTAGCTTTAAGAATTAAAATACTATCCTTAAAACCGGATTATGAATTTTATAGACATAGCAATGTTTCCCCGGCAATTCAATCGAAATCAATTCTCCTTGGTCATACTTTGCTCGAAGTTTTTTCACGAACGGTTTGTAATCCCCATTGTATTTCGTCCTAAGTGCGCGGGAATGATAAGTCCGTCCGGTTTCGGGGTCTGTGAATCCTCTGTCCTTTCCGCTGAGACCTATATATTCAAAATTGGATGCTTTGTAGATTACACCGCTATGTCCGTGCATCGGGTCAGCATAACTAACAACAATTTTGATTTCAGGCGCATTCTTTTTAATCCAACGCAAGGTATAGCCGATCATGCGGCTTTCAGCGTTTTTCCCCACCGAATCAAGGAAAACTAATCGCCGTAATTCCAGTACCTCTTTTTCGGATTCTCCAAATCTTTTCCAAGCCGTAGTTGAAAATTGACCGTAAACAACCGCACCGACCAACGCGCCTTTATACGTGGCCGAAAAGCAGAAAGAAATTTTCACCCCATTCAAATTATGTGAGTAATGATGCTGTTCTACAAACATCCGAATATCCGAAAGTTTGCATTGCGCAATTACAAAATCTGTCGCTGAAATTTGGAGCGAAGGAGTCGGAATCGAACCGCTACCTGACTGCTGGTTGACAGTCTGTCCTACCATTAAACGACCTCCGCACTTCTGCAAATTTTCATATTTTACCTTCGCACCAACAAGGCATCCATATTAGCCCGTAGTGGGGGCACTTAAAGTCTTCGTGCTCCCACCACTGACCGCAATTAGGACAACGGTGTGGGTGAAGGGCCGTTCGTTCTTTCTTTACCGGCCCTTCTTTTGCGTCATTTGCTAGCTTCGCTCGTTTTACTGACGCCATCTTTGGCCTCCGTTTGTTTCAGGCGCTCTGTCATGGCTGTGAGAACTTTTTGGTACGTCTCAGTCACAGCCGGGGTATTCAAGGTGTCAATGGCGTTGCGCCGTCCTTGACCGAGGCGTTCGTTGTTAAAAGCGTACCATGCGCCCGATTTTTCTACTATACCATACTCCACGGCATTGTCAAGCAAATTCCCGGTCACGTCCAAACCCCGGTCAAACAGCAGGTCTATTTCAACTTCGCGGAACGGCGTCCCTACTTTGTTCTTTACGGCTTTGATGCGAGTCCTGTTTCCAATTATTGGAGCATCTTCGCCAGACCCTTCTTTGATTGCGCCGATGCGCCGCATGTCCAGCCGGACAGAGGCATAGAACTTCAAAGCACGTCCGCCGGTGGTGGTCTCCGGCGAGCCGAACATAACACCAATCTTTTCGCGGATTTGGTTGATAAATATCACGACCGTCTTGCTCTTGTTGATCTTGCTCCGCAGCATCCGCATAGCCTGTGACATGAGCCTAGCCTGTAAGCCTACGTTGGCATCGCCGATCTCGCCGTCAAGCTCGGCTTGGGGCACCAGTGCGGCAACGGAGTCTACAACGATCACTCCGAAGGCGGCGGATTCGACAAGCATGTCCAAAATTCCAAGAGCTTCTTCTCCGCTGTCCGGCTGGCTAATCATGAGAGCTTTAACATTGACTCCGTTTGTCGATGCCCACTTCGGGTCTACGGAGTTTTCTGCGTCGATGTACGCGGCTAGCTCGCCCACAGCTTGTGCAGCGCCGACAATGTGCAGCGCGAGGGTGGTCTTGCCGCTGGCTTCTGGTCCGAAGATTTCGATGATGCGTCCTCGGGGTACTCCGCCTATACCGAGAAGATCGTGATCGACGCTCCAAATGCCGGTAGGTATATGCGGCATCGGTATGCCTAGTTGTCTGGCCATAGAGAAGATCGCTCCCTTGCCGTACTTCTCTTCAACTTTCCCAAAAACTTGACTGGCTGCTTTCAGCTTGTCCTGTTTGGTTTGCGGTGTTTCGACAGGTACGTCGCTCATGTTTCTTTTTCTCCGGTTTCAAAAGGTCTTTAACGAGAGATGTTACAAAATCTCGTATTGCTTCTTCACGAACGTTCTGCGCTCGCATGATCTTGACTTCGTAGGCGTAGTATTCGCAGGCTGTTTGGAAAAGCAGTTTTGCTAATTCTTGTGTTTTTTTAAAAGAAAAGATTTCTTCAGACAAATCCCCATATTGTGCATGGTCAGGTCCGGGGGTGATGATGTGAAGCTGGCCGTGCTTGTCAACACGAAACTCAGGAAGAGCCATTGCGGGTCGTCCTTTCCGGCCTGTTGTAGGTCTCGCTAAAGTAGTCCTTGATTGGGTAGATGCCCCGGCGCTTGAAGGCTTCTCCTAGCCGGTCAATCAGAAAGACGTACTTCTGCGTTTCTGGAATGGAAACGCGCACGGTATCTACTAGGTGATAAAATAACCGGCGGTGGTGCGGAGGCAACGTGTGTTTTACGGTGAGGTCAACGTCCGTGATGAAATCACTTTGCGTTGGTTTGATTCTTCCCTCAGCGCGGGTAGCTGGCGACTCTCCCGGATTGCGACCGGGGTTGATCGACGGCACGCATCCTGATATACGCAAGGATTCCTGATAAGGAAAGAATACACCTTCAAACACGCTTTGCCAGTACGAACGCACTGGCGTCGGCTTTTTTGGCTTAGGCTTGTCTTTGTGTTTACGCAGACGCTTCATTGGGGTCTCCTGTCTGAATGACTACGCCAGTCGCTCCGTTTGGACAGGAGA